AAAACAAACTTTTATCTCTATGATAAGTTTTTTCTTTAAATAGATGAGAATGCCAGTAATCTCCATTAATTTCAAAACCTATCTTATGTTCTGGGAAGTATAGGTCTATTTCTTTATTTTTTAATTTATATCTTTCTATATATTTTATGTGAGAGTTATGTTCTTTTATAAAGTTTAGTAATTCTAACTCATATGAAGATGAGTAATTTAATAATTCAGAAGCACAAGAAGAACACCCACAACCTTGGAGATGGTCATTTATTATTTGCTTGAATTCTCCGTGAGTTGGACATATTATAGTTGTAGGTTTAAAACTTGCTTCGTATGTTGATTTACTATAATTATATTTACTATTATGGATTTCATTAGCTTTTTTCTTAAATTTATCCAAATATATAGAATTATACCTTTCTTTTGAGCATACTTTACATTCTGAATTGTATAAATGATAAGCAGGTTTTAATTGAAAGTCTCCATGTTTTTTACAAGTAATAGTAATTGGAGTAGTATTATTTATGTAATTTACTTTAGAATAGTCATATTTATCTCCGTATATTTCTTGAGATTTTTTAATAAATTCTTCTTTAGTTAATCTTCCTGATTCATTAGCACATTTAGTACATCCATGACCTTTGAGGTGGAGTTCAATTTTTTGAGAAAATTCACCATGTTTTGAGCATATAATTTTAATATAGTCAAATATAGTGTCGTTATTAAATTCAGGATAGGAATACACATTACCGTGCGCTAACTCAAACCTACGCATTATATCACGTCTATTCAATTTTTTATTTTCCTTTGAGCAAGAAGGACACCCTGCTAGTCTACTTAAATGTTTATCTGCAGTTAGAGTAAAGTTACCATGTTGGGGGCATTTTATTATAACTTCATTATTATTTCCTTTATATTCAGTAAAATCATAATTATACTTATTATTATGTAGTATGTTTGCTTTTTTAATAAATGTAGAAGTATCTACAACTCTAACATTTAGTTGTTCTTTTCTACACTTTGAGCAAATGTGTAAATTATTTTTAAATAAAGTATAAGGAGTTACCTTAAAATCTCCATGAGATTTACATGAGATTGTAATTGGTATATTTGTATTTACGTAATTTAATTTGGTTAAATCATAACCGTAAGTTCCGTAAGTGTTATTAAATTTTTTTATAAATTCTTCTTGATTCATTCCTCCTGTCAATTGCGTTATTAATATTAAATAAATATAAGAAAAAGACCCTGTAAAAACAAGGTCTTTGTTTTTTTTTATTTAAAGTCGCCACGGATGGCCGCTTTCTTAATCTAGTAGTTTAACACACAATAATCCATACCCACAGTCATCGAAATGTTAACTGCTTGATCCACAGTATCCCAACTATATTCACCAAAGTTAGCTTCTTTAATAAAAGCACCTTTGACAATCCATTCACTAACTATATCACCTGGAGGTCCTATAATATTAATAAATAGATCTTTTTTATAGAAGTCAGAATAACCATCTCTACCGGTTACTGATTCGTGATGTAACCTTACCCATTCCATTACTGCTTGGGCGCCTGAAGGAGTGATAGGGTCATAAAGTGTGAATGTTAAATCACCCCAAGTAGTTTTACCTTTTACTTTTTGGTATATGTTAATGTGATTTAATACAACTTCACCTTGAGTTAAACTAACCGCTGATACTCCTTTCATTATAAATGAAGGGAAACCATCTACAGATAAAATAAATCTATTAGGTTGTTTAGGCTCAAAAGCTGTGAAAAATAAATCGTTTGCTGATACTAATGCCATTTTATTTAAAGTTTTTTATGTTCATATTTTTATTCAATCATAAATATGAAAGGGATAAACCCTTCCCCAATTTAATTATTGAGGAAAGGTTGCTCCTGTTGGTTGAACTACAAAATCTAGAATTACGAATTCAACAGCTTTTGAAGGTTGAATATAAATTTGACCTATAAGTTTATTTTGATCAATTGTTGCTGCTGTATTATTAGAATCATCCATTACTACTTTGTATCCGTATAATCCTTCTTTTTGTTTTACACTTTCAAGATATGGGTTTACAGTTGCAAGGAATGAATTTCTTAAAGCTAATGTATTGTTTTGGAATACTAATGTGTTTGCAACTTGACCTATGTAACTCTTAAGTGTTATAAGTAAGCGTCTTACATTAACTCTATCAAGAGCTGAAGCAGCTGTCTGTAATGTTTTCTGACCATATATTGCAATACCTTGACCTGGGAATGTAGCTATAGGATTTACTTTAGCTAAGTAAAGTTCATTTCTTGAGCTTTCAGGTAATTTACGTTCTACTTGAGTTACTGTGGTTAATGCTCCATTTGCAAAACCTGCAGGTGCAAACCAAGGTTGAGATATACTATCAGTAAAAGCATAAACTCCAGGAACTACAGTTGAGGCAGGAACCCAAACTAACTTACCAGTACCTGGATCTAACATTTGAACCCAAGGCCAATAAGTAGCAGCATAACTATTATCTATACTAGTAGCTTGTGCAGTAACTGCATTTATTAAGCTTCCGTATGCTACTAAATCAATTACAGCAATTGAATCACCTCTATCTTGAGTATTTAAAAGTAAAGTACTTAATGTAGAAGAATGATATTGGTTAAGTAAACCAGGAGTTGAAATTACATTAAATTGGTATTCATCTTTATTCCTTAATAATGAAAGTGCTACAGTATAATTGCTTTCAGTTAGACCTTGACTTTGAGAAGCAATGTTTTGATACATATTCATTGAAGTAGGTAAAGTTCCTGTAGCTGAATTAAATGAACCACTTGCTATTCTTGGTAAAGAACCTGTATATTGAGGTTTAGGAACACCTGCATTATCAAAATAATTAGGAGTAGAATAGTTAACTGCTGATACTCTAACATAACGACTTATGTTAGCATACGAACCTGTTACTTGAAGATAATCTGTAGAACCGTCAGTTGCAACAGTATAGGTTTGGTTACCTATTGCTCTTTCAATATAATTAGGTGAAAGTGGATCTAGTGAAATGTTAGAGAAGGTTTCAAGAACATTCTTTTGGTTTGTTGTGTCATCACCTCTTCTTACTAGTAAAGTAAAAGTACCAGATGCTGAACTTGCTTGTGAAATTTCCCATCTTACATTCAGATTTGAACCACTTGCTAATGCTCCAAATGAATCTAAACTTGAACTACTGTTCATTACAACACCAGGTGTTATAGTTTGAAGAGCGAATGATGCTGATGTAGCGTTAAAATTAGCACCTATAGTTGTGCTTGATGCTGGTGTCCAGCTACCTGAAGCTACTCTAGTTACAAGTAAAGTTTTACCTCCTTTATTAAAGTAATCATATGCAGATATGGATGTTAAATAAGAAAAAACTTCACCTCCTGATACGAAAGTAGAGCCAAATTTATTAACAAAGTCTGAATATGAAGTTACTAAAGTAGGGATATTTACTTTACCTAAAACTGTAGGTCCTATAAGTGCAGCTCCTGCTTGTATAGGGCCTTGTGAAATAAAAGACTGGTCGTTTTCATTTAAAAACACACCAGGTGATACTACTTGTTCTGCCATAATTTATGTTATTTTTTATTATAAATATGACAGAATTTTTTAAAGACTACTTGACAGGAGAAAATATACCTTGAACTAAATCAATAGTTCCATCTCCATATTTTGCGAATAATTCTTTACCAATTTGTTCTTCTTCTTCTGTTAAATTTAAGAATTTTTCTTTAATTTTTTCTTTTTGTTTTTGAAGAAATATTATTTCAGATTCAAGTACACCTAATTCATAAGATATTTTAGTTTTATCTTCTTTAAATTTAGTTAATGTTTGAATCTCTTCTTGTGTTAATTGCACCATATTATTTTATTTATTGTCTGTCTATGTTATCTATTGCACTTTCATTAATAACTATTTGACATTTGCTTGTAACTTTTTTCAATGCATTTAAATCTTTTTGTATGTTATCAGGTACAACATATCCAAAAGACTTAATATCAAATGTTGCTCTTACTAATCTTTCATCT